TGGAGAAGTAGTTGACATAACTCATGCATTTAAAAATACAACAGCATCGGAATCAAAAAAGAAGCAAGGTGGTTCTGGTGATGAAGCTATGGATAATGTTCGTGGTGAAGTAACAATTCAATTACAAGGAAACCAAGCAGGAGCTGGTTCTGGACCAGGTAAACAAGTTACAGCATATCCAGCTGATATTAATACAACTCGTATACCTCTAGTAGGAGAACATGTTGTATGCTTCCAAGGACCTGGACCTGAAATGGGAGCAGCCTCTCCAGATGGCGCAACAGGTAAAAAAGCTGCAGGAATGCAGTATGATTTAGATTGGTATTATCTTGCTCCAGTATCATTAGGAGGAAGTATTCATACAAATTTGAATCCTGCTTCAAATGCAAAAGGAGTAAAAAGTCCAACTAGAGTATTACAAGATGGTAATAAGACTAATAAAGTAGATGCATATGCAAATGCAGAAGCTGGTAATCCTACTACATCAAATAAAAAGCAAGATGCAAAAGAAGGTGTTCCAGCAGAAGAGCCACCAACTACCGATCAATTATCTAGTAAGATGATTTCAAAATTCCAAAAATTAGAAGAAGCAGTTCTTCAATATCAACAAGCAATGGAATCTGGTGATACTCGAAAAACTCCAGAAGGTTTAAAGGATAGAGAAAATAAAATTGAAGAGTATAAAGAGAGATTGGTACGAGAAGGGTATACCGGAGAATTCAAAGAATCTGAAGAAAAATTTGGATATAACACTGTAACAGGATATTTAGAATTATCAACATTAACAGCTGATAATTACGAATTTAATAATATGCCAGTTGGTAAAGGTGGAACATATAAATCAATTGCAGAATTACATGAATTAGATAGAGGATATGAAAATAATAGTTTTTATACAAAAGAAGAATCATCTAAATTTGTAGAACAATTTAAAGAACCAACAGAACGTAAACCTGAAGTTGATCAAAACTATTCTCCTAATCCTAAAGATTCTAATCCTACCGCAGGACCAAACCCTAATACATCAGATAATAAAACTAATCCAGCTCCAGGTAATGATTTTGTAGAACAAACAGAACTAAATAATTTACAGCCATATGAAGGTGATATTTTAATACAAGGTCGTTTTGGAAATTCTATACGATTTGGATCAACAGTTAATCCAAAAGAACCAGAACGATATATAAAAATGCCATCATGGGGCGAGGGGCAAGCAGGTCCAGGAGCTCCAATTAATATATTAAGAGCAGGGCAAGCACCTTCTCAGAAAAATTCTAGAAATGAATATATCATCGAAGATATTAATGGAGACAAAGCTTCAATCTATATGTGTTCAGGACAAAAAATTGCAGTTTCATTAGCACATAACCAATATGATGCAATTGAACAGCCATTTAGTAATTCATCAGATGAAGCCCATTATAGTTCTAATGGATATGCTATTCCATCTAAAGATTGTAATGGTATTAGTGCACCAATATTTCCTGCAGAACCATTAGAACCAATTCCAGATGATGTAGAAGATTTAGAATTATTAGATGGTGAATATGAATATTTTGATACTGAAAGAGGATCACCAACTAGAGGGCGAGTTGTTGGTACAGATAGAATACGATTAATACAAGGACAACCTGTATTAGAAAAAATGTGTGGCAAAGTGCTTACATTATTTAAGGCAGCAAAAGCTGATGGAGTAGAAATAAAATTAAATAGTAGCTTCAGAGGTCTTTGGCAAATCAATCATCCAAGAACAGGAAAGAAATTAGCATCAGGACAAGTAAATTGTAGATATGCAAATGCAATTAATAAAGGTTGGAAAACAGAAGCCAATAAAAAAGATAGATCAAGTCCGTTATGGACAGCAAGTTCAACTAAATTTTCATGTTACGTAGCAATACCAGGTTATAGTAGACACCAAAGTGGTACTGCAATTGATTTAGATTATAAACGATATCTAGTAAATAAAGATGGTAGTCGATCAAAAACTAGTACTACTAATACAAAAGGAGTTTATGCATGGTTGGTAGCTAATTCATATAAATATGGATTTGTAAGAACTGTGACAACAGAAGAATGGCATTTTGAATATAACACTGCACTTGCAAGCAAAGGACCGTTTTCAAAATTAAGAGCAGGTAAATCAAGTAATTCATGGCATGGATTAGATGCAGCATTTGAACAAGGAAAGTTAGGACCTTGGCCAGGACAAAGTTAAACGGAAAAAAATTATGGCAAAAAGAGAATCTTACGAAAATTTAAAAGTACCAAAAGGACATGTAGTAGATAGAACCGAAACTATATACGAAGGTGAAATATGGGGAATGGAAAATGTATACATTTTTCCAGGAGATATGAAACGAGATGTGCGTGGAATATTATGGGTAATACCACCTACATCAACTGCAGCAATAGAATATTCAGATGATCCTGGATTTGTAGGACAACATTATGCATATGACTTGATTAAGCAATCTATCCAAGAAGGCCATATACCACAAGATGACTGGGTTATTGTTGTAGCAGCAAACCATAGATGGAGTTTAGAACAATGTTCATCTAATGCAAAAGATGTATTTAGAGAGCAAGGACTAAGTTACGCAAAACATATTGATTTATGTGGATGTTGTACAACCCCAGATGGAAAACAATATTTAAATGCCATATATGCAATTGGTGAAGGAGCAAATGCAATAGACTTTACTGATACAGAACTTACAAATGTAATAATGTCAGATCCAATATTATATCCTCCATTAAAGATTCCAGAAGATATAGCATCAAATATTACGTTGGCAATGAACCCAAATAACTATGATCCAACAACACCATCAGGAGAAGCTTCTTTAAATGCATTTGAAGAACTAAAAGAAATTATACCTGCTGATAATGTAGTAGAATCCAACCAAGATGCATTTAATACAGCAGCAATTGCGGCAGGTATATTAGCTTTAATAAATTTTGGTGCTGATTTAATAGACATGTTTGGACCTCAAGGAGGAGATTTAGGAGATGCACCTGGAGACCTAGACGAAGATTTAGAAGAAATAGGAGTAATGGATGATCCAGCTGGTACACCAGAATCAAAACAAAAAGATCAAGGTACACCAACACCATCTCCAGTTGCAGGCTGTGCAGATTATGAAAGCCCTCAAGTTATTATTACATCAGATAGATTAGTATTTAATGCACGACAAGATGTAATTTTATTATCTGCAGGAACAAAAATAGGATTATCAGCAACTGAAGCGGTAGGAATAGATGTAGGAGGGGCAGGCCATTTCACAGTAAATGCACCAGAAATTCATTTAGGATTAGATTCAGTCGAACCATTAATACTTGGCCAACAAATGCATGATTGGTGTGTTGAATTAATAGATAAGATTCAAATGTTAACATATACAAATTCTGGAGGTCCAACAGGTCCAGCAATTAACGCTGCAATTTTAGATACATTAAAGACAGATTTTGTTTGGAACTATATAAAAAGCGATCAGAATTATACTTTATAACAACCACCATAATTCTAGTATCTTCATATTTATATTAAAATAAATTGGAGAAGACTATGGATACGAAGAGTTTCGTTAAAATTTTAAGAAAAGTTATAAGAGAAGAAGTTGGTAAAGCTGTTAAACAGGCTATCAATGAACAACAGGTTAACACTAATCAAGTTATTGAACATGGTATGAATTTATCAGAAATTGCAGAAAATCCTATGCCAAGGAGGCCTATTGCAAGAAAAAAGAAATTTACAAAAAATTCAATGTTAAATGATTTATTAAATGAGACAGCACAAACAGGTGATTTTGCATCAATGGTAGATGGACCACCAGTTAGTATGATGGAAGATTATCCACAAATGGGTCCAACAAGAACATCTACTATGGCAAGACCAAATCAAGTAATGACAGGTATAGATGGAGAATCTGTAAAACCAAAGACCCCAGAATTACAAGCTGTGCAAGATGCGTTAATGAAAGATTATAGTGGAATCATTAAAGCAATAGATAAGAAAAATGGTAAAATGGGAACTAGATAGTGGCAGATAAATACTTCAAAAGCAAAAAAGAATCAGCTTACTTAAAAGGTGGTGGTCGACCGATATATCGTTACAATGTTAATGATATGGAAGCTGACAAGGCTATTGGAGTAATGCTTCCGTTTAATGGAGCAGCTGCTGGCGTAACATCAAAACCAAATTTAGCATATGGAGAAGTATCTGGTTCAACTGGTGCAAATGAATTAGCAGAAAAATTAGCTGGTAAATTTCCGTTATCATATACAACAGAACAGCAAGCATTAACAAATCTTAAAAACCTGTTATTAACATATCCAGGTGAGAGATATATGCAACCAAAGTTTGGAGTAAGAATTAAAGATAGAGTATTTGAACCAAATACACCAGAACTAATAATTAGTTTAAATAAAGAAATACAAGATGCTATAAAATTTTGGTTACCTTATATTATTATCAAAAATATTAATATAGATAACCGAGATGATAAAAACCATCTTACAAATTATTTATTTATTAAACTTACATTTAGAGTGACCGAACAAGGAGCAAACCAAGAGATAACATTAGTGAGTAACGGTGAAAGTACTACAACAGTTGACGCAGGATCAATGGCATCATATTAAGGGAATAACCAATGGCAGAATTAGTTAAAAAAGATATAAAATATTTAAGTAGGGATTTTGGTGAATTTAGACAAAATTTAGTTAACTTCGCAAAAAATTATTTTCCAAATACTTATAATGATTTTAATGAATCATCACCAGGAATGATGTTCATGGAAATGTCGGCTTATATAGGCGATGTATTATCATATTATTCAGATAGTAATCTTAAAGAATCATTACTGGGATATGCAGAAGAAAGAGCAAATATTAATTCTATTGCAGCGGCATTAGGATATAAAACAAAAAATATGATATCATCATTAGTAGAATTGGATGTATATCAAACAGTGCCAGCAACTGGTACAGGTGTTAATGCAAAACCAGATTGGAGATATGCATTAAATATTGAAGCAGGAATGATTGCAAAATCAAATACAGGTGTTGAATTTAGATCAGTTGATCCAGTAGATTTTGGCGCAACAGGTTCAGCAACTAATCCTAGAACAGTAACTGTATATCAAATTGATGAAGCAACTGGAACACCAACATATTTCTTAATCAAGAAAAAAGTTGCAGCTGTATCAGGAGGAATAACACAAGAAGATTTCAGATTTCAAGAACCTAAAATATATGATAAGATAGTATTGAAAGATACAGATATAATTGATGTAGTTGATATTATTGATGAACAAGGTAATAAGTGGTATGAGGTTCCGTATTTAGCTCAGGATACAATTCAAGAAGGTATTAGAAATACACCAATGATAGATCCAGAACTAAGTTCTTATAATAGTAGTGTACCATATATCTTAAAATTAAGACGAACAGCTAAAAGATTTGTAACAAGATTTAGAGCAGATAAACAATTAGAAATTCAATTTGGTGCAGGTATATCTGAAGAACATGATAGAGATTTAATACCAAATCCAGAAAATGTTGGATTAGGAATAAAAGGATTAAATAGAGAAGTTGATGTATCAATTGATCCTGCAAACTTTTTATATTCAAGTACATATGGACAAGCACCTTCACAAACTACCTTAACAGTTCGTTACTCAAGAGGTAAAGGACTTTCAGATAATGTACCGGCTAATTCAATACAAGAAGTTTCATTTGCATCTTATGCAAATTCAATCCAAAATTTAGATACATCAATATTAAATCAAGCAAAAGGATCGGTAGCAGTAAATAATCCATTACCTTCTAGAGGAGGAGCTTCTGCAGAGTCAGTAGAAACTACAAGACAAAAAGCATTAAGTGTATTTGCAGCACAAAATAGAGCAGTAACAAAAGAAGATTATATCTTAAGATGTTATACCATGCCACCAAAATTTGGACATGTAGCTAAAGCATATATTATTCAAGATGAACAAGTAGATTCAACAGATCCTGAAGCTAAAATACCTAATCCATTAGCAATGAACATATATGCAATGGGATATAATTCTACCAAACAATTGGTAGCTCTGAATCCTGCTATTAAACAAAATCTTAAAACATATATATCACAGTTTAGATTAATGACGGATGCAATTAATATTAAGAATTGTTTTATTGTTAATTTAGGTATTGATTTTGAAGTAATACCAAAACCAACCTTTAATGGTTCTGAAGTAGTATTAAGATGTGTAAATAAACTTAAAGAATTATTACATGTAGATAATATGCAGATTAATGCACCTATTGTAATTTCCGATGTTTATACAAAGTTAGATAATGTCGAAGGAGTACAAACGGTTGCAGATGTAACGATAAAAAATCTATATGATTTAAACTCAGGATATTCAGGAAATGTATATGATATCAAAGCTGCAACATTAAATAATATAATTTATCCATCATTAGATCCATGTATATTTGAAATTAGATATCCTAATTCAGATATCAAAGGTAGAATTGTAGGAATATAAGGGAAATAGAATATGCAATATCAAATATATGCCAATAAAGATACAACATTATATGAAAAATTTCCAAGTAAGAATACTGGAATTGATCAGATACTTGAGTTAATAAAAACAACTTCTGGTTCTCGATTAGATGACTTATTTCAAATTGGAACATATAATAGTCGTATATTATTAGATTTTTCAGGACCAGAATTTACTGCATTATCTCAATCTATAGTTGATGGAACTGTAGGAAGTACGCTTCGTAAGTTTTATTTAAACATGAAAAGTATTTATGCATCTGATATGCCAATAGATTTTACATTGTATGCATATCCAGTTTCTGAATCCTGGAATAATGGAAACGGAAATTATGCAGATATACCTGAAACTCGTAACGGATCTTCATGGTATTATTCTGATGATTATGATTCTGCAACAAGATGGAACACAGGATCTGCTCATAGTGCACATCAATTAGGAATACAAGAACCATTAGGAGGAGGAACTTGGATAACAGGTTCTGGATATGAAGCATCTCAATCATTCGCATATGAATCTGCAGATGTTAGAATGGATATTACTACCATTGTTAATAAATGGTTAGATGGAACTATACCAAATTATGGATTAATATTAAAACAATCATATTCAGCCGAATCAAGTAATAGTGATTCTCTTAATATAAAATATTTTGCAAAAGATACTCATACAATATATGCACCAAAATTAGAAGTGGTTTGGAGAGATCATACCGTGACAGATGCTACTTTAACTGAAGTTCATCAAACTAATAACGGAGGACCAATTGCATTCTTTAAAAATATAGAAGAAAAATATCCTGAAGGAAGTAGAGTAACATTTAGAGTCGGAACTAGATCAAAATATCCAACTAAGACATATACAACATCATCATTCTACTTAAATGAAACACAAAGATTAAGTTATACAAGTTCATATGCGGTATATGATGCAAATACAGATGAGATTATATTAGATTATGATGATACATATACAAAATTAAGTGTTGATTCAAACGGAAGTTATTTTACTTATTGGATGAATTCATTAGCACCCGAACGATATTATAAATTTAAAATCAAATCAAAATATCCAGATGGAACAATTAAATATTTTGATAATGGTTATTATTTCAAAGTGGTAAGATAAAATGGAAGACTATCAAGCACATAATGTTGGAGGAAAGTCTGCAGTAGATGTTCAGCAAGCTACTGATGATCATATATTAAAACGATTAAATAAAAAAGTTAATGGTTTAGATAGATTGATAGGCCAAACTCCTACTATTCAAAATCAAGGAGACCTTATAAAACCAGATGGTACGATTGCAAAGGATAATGAAGATATTAGATTAGTAGAACAAAGACCTTTACGTACTCCTCGTGGTGTTATTGAATATAAAGAAGCTACTCCTAATGAAAACTTTCCAATTAAAATACCATTACAATCTGTAAAATATGATATAGAATCATTTATGGAAGCTGTAGATACAACTTTTAATAGTTATCTTAAAGGATTTGAACAAACTGATTTACCTGAAGAAGTTACAATAAATGTTTTAGATAACCCATCTGAACCACAAATTGAAGTTGAGACTCGTTTTGTTGATTCTAGAGATAATGAAACCGACGAAGAAGAAGTAGAAGATCCGCCAACAGCAACCGAACAATTTGGTGATAAATTTGAATTGAAAACAGAATTTAATTCTGCAGGAGACTTAACAGGAGTTGCAGGAATGATATTTATTGTTTGGAAAGGTGTACGATATAGATGTAATAATGGTTCTACTCAAGGAGATGATAATTCAATTGGAGGATCACCTGTACATCATTTTGATGGAGGTGTCAATCCACCACCAGTTAAAGGATTAACAAATACAAGAGAAGGTAGAAATTTAGAAGTGTTCATGAAAGATCGAGACATGACATATGATGATATAGATATAGTACCAAAAGCTGAAATCACAACAGAAACTACAGCAATAGAGCGATTAGTAGTAAGTAATGATTTAGATGATGTAGAATGGGGCCCAGCTGAAAAAGATGGTTGTCAATATAATACTAATGAGGTTGATCTTAATTTAGGAGATGGTAGAGTAACATTTGAAAAAGGAGATCTTATAAGACCAGCTGGTTTTGATGATGATGATTTAAGTGATTATGATAAAGCATTTTTACCAGACATGTCATCTAGATGGACAGAATACCATCCAGAAGAAACACAAAAGCCTGCTAAACGTTCTCAAATATATACTCCTACTGGAAATGAGTTTACAACTAAACAATGGGAAGGTGAACTTATTAGAGGATATACTGGAGGTCTAAAAGGTGGTTACTTTATGGTATGTAGAGGAGAGGTGAGAAAGTATACTGGTGGACTTGCTTTTTACGCAACAGTAAAAAAATTACCATCATCTGTTGAAGCAAACACAGCAGAGAATAATTACGATGAATATCATAATAGAACATATACAGCAATGGATTGGAGCCAGATAAGATATTTAGGATATCCTGCATCTTCGATGGTAACTAAAGCAACGCTAGACGGATCAGAACGAGTAAAAATATCTCAACATAGTGACGGAGCTGGTTGGAATTATGAACTTGAGGTTGGTAAGAAATATCATGCAAATGCTAGAAGATCGCATAGGCATGGTAATAGTACCCATAGTCACTATGCACGGGCGGCTGGTCATATTAGGTTAAGTAACTGGACAGAAAATTCTTTAACTTCTATTTTTATTCCAAAAGGGATAAAGGTTAGGCTCAGAACAGGAATTCCTGATTCACCATTCTTTTCACCTGGTAGAGAAAAATGGATAATAGGTGATGATTATAGAATCAATTTTGGTAGAGGGGACAATGATGATTATGATACAATTGAAGTTTATGAACATAATGGCGGAACAAGAGGATTAAGAGCTGGAGGTGCAGAGTTAACTAGAGATAGGTATAAAAAATATATAGCTGAGGATAGTTTCTATAGAAAATCACATTTAGCACCATATAACAAATTATTTGAAGGATAGAAAGACTAATGGCAATAGAACAATATCTAAATAGTGAAAACATAAAAGCATCAAATAAACCAATTGATGCATTACAACTCACAGCTGATGACCAAGAAGTAATTGCAAGTGAAGTAGTTGAAATACGTAAATTTGATGATCCTGCTTTAGATGAAACAGTAGAGTTACATGTTTATGATATGATGAGTAATTATATCACAAGTGAACATACAGCTGATCACTGGAAAGCATTTAATACTGAAGACAGTCTTGTTCAATTTGATTTATATAAAAACTTTGATGACTTAGGAATCAAGCAAGGAACATATAAATTTGTTCTTAACTTTTTTAGACCAATTGTAGGTGATGATGCAAATCCATCATTATACATAAAAGAAATATCTGCAGATCGTACAGAATTAAAAGTATATATTGGTGACGAAAATATAAAACAAAAGAAAAAGGCCATTAAAACATTAGATATATCTGATTTAACAACATCAGAACAGCTATCAATGTTCCATACAAGAAGAAATGAGTTATGTGGTGATAATGGGTTTATGAACTTATTATTCTTGAATTTTGGTAGAAATAGATTAGCACAATTTGTAAATTATAGATGGTTAAGTGATTCTAGAGAATTATATATTAAGTTATATCAACCATTACAGGAAAATTACAAAGAAAAACAACGACTATGGATAGTTCAACAAGTAAGACAACCATATACAGATAATGTAGTACTTTACAGAAAGCCAATTGAATCTCCAACCAATGCAATGAGAGGTCCAAATTTTGAAGTGGATGCAAAATGGTCAAAAATTAACGAAACAAATTTCCAAAACTGGAACGATTTATTAGGATCTGCGACATCGACTTCACAGCAAATTATAGATAAAATGTTTTCTGGATCTTTACAAGGAGTAGAGTTAGGAATTGATTATTCTGGATTCCAAAACTTTGTTCATTACTCATCAGCTAAAGAAAGAGTTGCAAACTTTAAACATAAAATAGAATTAGTTGAATACTATGATGATCAAGTTAAAACATTAAATTCAGTATCAGAATCTAACGAAGTAAATGCAAATAAATCTTTATACGAAAAATATAAAGATAATATTTTAGGCGGTTTTGATGGTTTTGAAAAATATCTTTATCAATATAATACAGGAAGTATTTATACAAATGCAACCTCAGGTTCCAATATTGGACATGAAACGTTTGTTGTTGAGCCATGGCCAAAAGAAGGATACGGAGTAACAACTTCAGATAAACAATTTACAGCTAACCAATGGACATTATGTCATTCAACATCATCTCAAGCAGAAGTATGGTATAATGCATTAGAAGCATCTGCTTCATTATGGGATTTCCATAACGATCATGCATTAGTAAAAACAGTACCAGAACATATTAGAGAAGATAATAATAATTCTGAGTTTGAAACATTTGTACATATGATTGGCCATCATTATGATATTATGTATTCATATGTTAAACATCAAACGGATGTATACAATAGAGATGAACATCATAGACATGGTTTATCAAAAGACTTATTATATGAAACTGCAAAATCATTTGGTTGGCATTTAGAAAATGGAAATCAACATGAACGTTTATTTGAATATTTATTAGGTACAGATGAATTAGGATCATTTGGAAATATCAATGATAGAAGAATAGATGATAATTTAATATTATATGTTCCATTTGATGAAGGTAGGCCTGACTTTGCAAGACAAAATTTTATAGATTATGGTATAGTAAAAGATCAAGCATTAGAAGCATTTGATAAACCAATATTTGAAGAAGGCGCACATGGTTGGGGCGGAAAATTTGATGGAACAAATTATCTAAAATATAATAAACCATATGACTATGGAACAGATGATTATGCAGTATCATTCTGGATAAAAGATGCAGACCTTACAAATGCAACCGGATATGTATTTAGCGCATTATCAGGATCTGGAAATGATGCAGGATGGGGAATTTATGCAAATGCTCCATATGGAACGCTGAGATGGGTACAAAACTATTCAGGCTCTCATGGAGAACATACAGTTACTCTTGATAAACATACTACAAAGATATTTTCATCATCATATCTTGATACAACGTCATTAGAAGGAACATCAACTGGGGGTGTATCAAATGGCTGGCATCACATAGTATTTAATGTTAATAGACAAGAAAGTGCATCTGCATACCTTAATGGAACATTTGTAGAAGGCACAGATATTTCAGTTAGTGGATCTCATGATATAGGACCTGAATCAACAGGTGATTATCCAAAACCAATTCTTGGTGCAAGAGATACTAATAATACAGGAGTCCCTTATAGTAACTTTACTGGTTCATTAGATGAGTTTAGAATATATAACAGAACATTAACAGATGCAGAAATATCAGATTTATATACAAATAAATCACAATATATAACTCAATCATCAGCCGTATCATTTGCAACTCCAAAAGAAGATTTAACAAAGCAGGTATGGAGAAGAGTAGTTAATAATTTACCTCACCTATTAAAAACAAAAGGAACATCTAGATCAGTTAAAGCTTTATTATCATGTTACGGTATTCCAGAATCTTTATTATCTATTAGAGAATATGGTGGACCTAAAATGCCAAAATCTGAACCAGCAGGAATATATGATCAATTCTCATATGCATTGCAAATACAATCTGGTTCATATGTAGAATTTACTCATGATCATTATAAAACAGATTTATATGATTGGGGATTCCAAAGAGAGTATTTATCTGCAGGAGATACAATACCTGATCAAACAAGAGAGTGGAGATTCAAACCAGCAATAACAGCAAGTATGATAATTTACTCTGCAGGTCTTGTAGGTGCCATACCAGTGCCTATATCACATATTGCAATTGAATATACAGGTTCATATTCAGGTAGTGCAAATTATGGTAGAGTGCATTATGTGCATGGACAAGGTGCTGGATCAACAACACCAATGACAGCATCATCAGATTGGGCTCCATTATATGATGGTAATTTTTGGAACTTGAGATATTATTGGGAAGCAACCGGATCTGACTCAGGAATATATAATATAGCTGCTAGTACCAATGTCACTTACCATGTACAGGTACAACAAGCTTCAGATTATGTTAAAGGAAAATTAATCCATTCAGCAAGTTTATCTGTTACTCCAACTTATAATGCACATAACAATGCATGGAGTACAGCAACAGGAGCAACAGCTGGATATCTAGGAGGCCAAACTGGATCAACTGGTGGAAATACCTTCAAAGTAAATCAATACTTAAATCATGCAATTGGAAATGGATCAACATCAGGTGGTGCATCTGATCCTGCAGGAATAGGAACATTTACAGGTTCATTCCAAGAATATCGCGAATGGTTAGAAAATATAGGTCAAAATGCATTTGATAAACATACATTGAATCCAAAATCATATGTATCATCAATTAGCGCAACTTCATCATTTGATACATTGGTAAGGCATTATACTTTTGGAACAAATCAAAAAGGATATAATCATGCAGCGACAATTTATATTTCATCATCACATCCAAATCAAGCTATTCAAGACTTTTCTGATCCAGTAAATGATGGAACAACATCATGGGCAACCGCAAGTAATTTCCAAACACCATGGGATACTGTTAATAATGATCATTATGAGCGAGTAGAAGAAACATATTATATTCATGGACCAAGTATTGGAGGAAAGAATTTAAAATCAGAAAAAATAAGAATTGAAGATAATAAATTAGTTCATCCATTGAATAGAGAAACTAGAGGAGAAATAAGTCAGTATGATACAGTATCAAATGATTCTGCTAAACTAGGAATATATTTCTCTCCTCAGGATATGATAAACAAAGATATTTTCAATCAAATAGGTAACGTTGCATTAGATGATTTCTTTGGTTCTGCAGAAGATCAATACAAAGAATTGTATCCAAAACTAAAAACATTTGCTCATAGATATTGGAGAAAATATGAAAATGATAATGATATAAATGCATATATAAGAATATTTGCATTATTTGATTTTTCATTCTTCTCGCAACTAAAACAGTTAATACCAGTTAGGACAAATGCAGATTTAGGGCTGATAGTTGAACCAAGTGTGCTAGAAAGGTCTAAAGTAATGGTAGAGGCAGAACCTTCAAGAGAAGAACTGCATTATGAAGATTTTATACCAGATCCTTTCCCTGATCCAATCATGGACATATTACCATTAACAGCATCTGTAGATGCATTAGAACCTTTAGAAGCTGAACCAATGCATTATACTGCATCTATTTCAGATATACAAACAATGGAAGGTGAGCCAATGCATTATACAGGTTCTTTAAATTTTGAAGTTCCTGTTCATTCTAATTTATCAGGTTCATTGACAAGATCAATTGTTACAGTAAATGATGTTATTAATGGAACTAATTTAGGAGTATATAAAATAGCAACCGGATCAGTTGACGGAGATGATTACACAGATCCAGGAATAGATTTATTTAGAATAGGAGATGGATATCCTGGAGCAACATATAGGTATATAGGCGTAAGATATGATACAACAAATGGTGGTTGGATAACGCAGTCAAGACATGAATTAGAATGGTCACCAACCGGCTCTGTAGTAATGGAACAACGTAAATCTCCGATGTTTAGTAAAAAGGTATTTTATTATGGACCTGAAAATGCTGCATCACATCACTTTAGATTGGATAACTTTAATGGTTCAAGAATGTTAGATTCTAGACCAACTTATAACCATTCATCAGGCTCCGGATTTGAATCAGTAAATACTTCAGGAACTGCAACTCAGAAAGCTGCATCAACTGCTAGATTTGAAACGATAACTCATAATAATTGGACCGGCCAAGCCATGTTATTTGATCTTCAAGGACCACAGTTATCTGCGACACATAATAGAGGAGGTACTAGAATCAAATTAACAGATGATATAATGCTTCCAAAATCTGATAACACAGGAAAGTTTAGTATATCAGTAATATTGAAACCTGCTTCTGGATCAGGTGAAGGGGATATTGCATTTCTTGGTAGAGGAGATGCAACAAATCCTGGATTCTGGATTAATAATTATGGTAATTTGGTTGCAAGATCTGAAGATGCAACTTATTGGGGTACATTAGGATCAGGCTTCCAAACAGCTGAATGGAACTCAAGATGGGACGGAGGACAAGCCTGGCCAGTAACAAATGATGCTGCAAGAGATACAAATCATCTAGCATATACATATGACGGTACAGATCCAGAAAATGCAACTATGAAGTTTTACTTAAACGGAAGATTGCAAAACACAGTTACCAAAGATGTAACTGGTGATGTAGGTTTAGGAAGATGGAGAATTAGACATATTGGTATGGGATATAAATCATCAGCAAATACATATGCATATTCAGGATCAATGGCACAGCTTCAGATATTTGATGATTATTGTTTATCAGCCCAAGAAGTTAAAACATTAAACAAATATCCAGATATGCAAGCAAATAGAGATTGGGGAGATGAAAGAGGTAGAAAAGGTAGAATATATATGACTAGAGCAAGACGAAGTAATGGATATGGTACATTTACAGATCTAGGAACATTTTCTACCAGCCATTCATTACAACCAGCAGATTATAGAGATGATGCATTAGATTCATCATATTATGAAGGATCAAAATTAACGGCACCAGGGATAAATGAATTCTCAAATCAGACAACAGATGGGGAAGAAGTAGTAAAAATAACATTAAGAAACAGATATAGTTTAGTATATAAGAAAGATTTACCATCTGGAGGTAATTTAGATGTTAGATAAATGGTATACTTTTCTATGATAAACATATTTATTTAAAAATAAAAAGGGAAACACTATGGGATATTTAGATAATAGTTCAATTACAGTAGATGCTATCCTGACCAAGAAGGGAAGACAATTGTTGGCAAGGGGTAGAGATGAATTCAAAATAACACAATACGCTTTAGCAGATGATGAGGTAGATTACGATTTATGGAATAATGATCATCCATTAGGAACTTCATTCTATGGAGTAGTAATTGAGAACATGCCGGTAATCGAAGCATTACCAGACGAAACTCAAATGATGAAATATAAACTTGTAACACTTCCATCTAGGTCAACTAGAATTCCAGTGATTTCCGTACAAAACAAGAACATTACATTATCGAGTGGTGGTACAGCTTCAATTAGACCATATACTAGAAACTTCAATAGAGGTAACCAAACATTTGGTTATACTGCAGTATTATCTGATTCAGATGCAGCTTATTTAAGAGTAACAAGAGGAACAGGTAGAGCAGGAAGAGGTGCTACGGTTCCTGCATTTATTGGTGATAATGAAGCGGCACAAACAGTAACTGTACAAGGATTGTCATTTGAAGTAATTGCAAAAGCTCAACCAGTAGAAGATAAGACAGCAACTATTACAGTTGTAGGTAATGAAACTGGTGGAAGTGTAACAATTAACTTAACAGTAGAAAAACAAGAATTAGAAACGACACCAGGAGTAGCTTTACAAGCTATGTAAGATTATAAATAAGGGATAAAATAATATGGCATCAATAAAAAGAAATAAGTCAGGATATAATGGTTCATCCATGGCAGCATCAAGAGGAAGATTTGCAGGTAGGTTTAGATCAAGAGGTCCAATGCGAAATATGGCAAGACCAAGACCTAGACCAAGAGCAGAATCACCAGTTCTCCAACAAGATACTGTTAGAGATATTGCGAACCAAGCTCGTATAAGAAATATTGAAATTGAAAGAAGAGCAAGACAGATTGCAAATCAATTAATTGCACAAAGAGAGCGTGCAAGATTAGCAGCAAGGAATGGAAGAATATTTACTGAGTTCGATCTTGATACTGATGTTATCCCAAATCAGCAAGAGGTTGTAACAAGAGGATTATTTCCACCAAATGTTGGTAATCAATTAGATTTTTATACATCATCTTTATTATCTGCAACTCAAAAAAGATATTATTACGAAATATGGAACGGAGATAATAGAACTGCAAATTCATCATATGATGCAACAGGTTCTGCATTAATGAGTATTGCATATGGACATAGATTAGGTTCTGGTTCTGCAGATGAAGGTGGCCAAGTAAATGATACACCATCAAGAGCAATTTATTCTCAATATAGATTATTATGTTTAGAACCAGATGATACTAAGTTTACATTTAACGGCGTTGATTCAGATTCTATATATGTAATGAACTTTAACCGTGCATTGATGAGAGAAAGATTAGATGAAGGAAATATAGAACTTAACTTATCTCACTTATCTGGTTCGGTTTATGGAGCAACAGGAAATAACAATACACATACAGGTTCAAATGTAAAACCTTCATTTGGTGATAGTAGTCCTGAAAATAATCATGTTTTACGTATTACTGATGATTCAAAAATAACTTCTGCAATATCAGTTAGAAGAGGACATTTTGGAAGAAGATATAATATGGTATCTGGATCAATTGAACAAGGAGTTTATAATTCAGTAACACCTTACCATTATGGTTTATTATATCCAGATTTAGGAATTATAATACTTAATGCAGATGTATTAAACGTGTCAGGAGGATTTAATACTGTAACAGGTTCAGAAATAGCAGGTAATAATGCATTTAAATTATTTACATCAATATCGCATTCAGGAGCATATCTATCTGATGCATCTGGTGATAAATTAGGAATACAAGCAAGGTCATCTGAAAAAGTAACATCAACTCATTATTTTGTTAGAGCAACAAATGCGGAATATAATTTTACAAATAATCCAACATTTGTTACCGGTTCAAATGGTAGATTTGCTCAATCATCATTTATTGGAGATCCTAAAGTTTATATTACTACAGTAGGTATGTATAATGATAGAAGAGAATTATTAGCAGTTGCAAAATTAAGTAAGCCTTTATTGAAATCATTTACAAGAGAGGCATTAATTAAAGTAAAATTAGACTTCTAATAGATTCTAATCGTTATAATTCATCATATTTAAAGCTCTCTTATATTTATAAGTATAAGAGAGTTTTTACTATAAAGGGAATATAAATGGCTTCAAGAGCAGTAGTCTTCAGACCAATTAATAAAGATGATGTATCAATTACACCGTTTGAAGCAAATACAATATTTAAAACAGATGAAACATCATATCTAACTGATGGATATGTAGTTCGACATGGAATACATAATGTACAGACTACACCAATTAGTGCATCAAATCTAGATGCTGATAATGCAAGAAATCCAGACGGAACATATCAAACTCCTACTTGGAAAGCAATAGACCATTTATTTTATAGACCAGAAACAAAAAATGTTCCTATGCATACTATGGAACATTATAATCCAAGATATACAGAAAAGAATTTATTTTATTCATGTAGTGTAGTAGCAATACCATATGTTAAACATGGAGAAAATATTAAGAAAACATCAGTGCATGTATCTTTTACAGGATCTGATGATTATCAATTAGTAGATTTATATGATGATAAATATGGAAATTTACGTGACCATACAATAAATACTGGTAGTTTTATATCTCAATCAAAGTCTATTGCATATTGGGGATTCAATGATGAGTTTCGTCATTTTGAATTAAACTTTGGTCGTCTAGGAGTTCATACCAGAGGAAAAACATATAAACATATTCAGAATACCAATCGTATCAATAAGGATATTGTATCAACAGCACATTTAGTAAGATATGAACCAGGTATTAAAACAACAGGTTTAGGTGGAATCACATTAGGATCAGAAATAGTACCAAATCCTACTTTTGCATCTGATACCAATTGGAATAAAAACTCTAACTGGACGATAGGAAGTGGAGTTGCAGCAAGTGATGGATCTTCAAATGGTAACCTCAATTATGGCTCCGTACCTGATGGACATCAGCATAGTGGATCAGGTATTACTTATTCTGGATCACTTGAAATAAAATCATTAACTTCAGGAACAGGATACAAAGTTTCTGTCGGTCAAGGAACTAATTTTTCTGACACCTTCACTACAGTAGGTGTTCATCAATTTGTTATAAAAAGTACTTTACCATATGCCAGCCACCTTTATATAACACCAGTAGGTAATGCAGCAGGTACTATAGATAACGTACATTTATCTAGAATTAATTTTCCTAATTCAGGAATTGCAGCCGCATTTGATTCAGGTTCAAAAGCATATATAATTACTCCAAATAATAATAAGTTTAATTTTAGACAAGACCAAGACTTTGCAATATCATTTTGGTGTAAATTACCACCAACTCAATCAGATACAGGATCAACAGCATATCGTACATCTGGTTCAAATTGTATAATTACAAAGCGAGGTGTTGAACAAGAATTAGTAAGAGTAAATAGAAAATCAAATAGAAAAACATTTTATAGAAATACAAATATACATCGTACTAGATTTCCATATGATATAAGTGTTACAAATAAAAATCATCCAACATATCCGGCCGGAAAAATATTGTTTAGTAGAAGTAATGGAATTGATACATTGGAAGTAACTTCAAGTACATGTGTTACATCGTCTAATGATACTTGGTATCATGTAATGTGTAGCAAATCAGGATCAGATCTTGCAATGTTTGTTAATGGTGTATGGGAAAGTGGAGTTACAGATAAATTCCATACAGCTGATGATAATTTAATGAATCCATCACATTTAATGTTTGGAGCATTAGATGAGGATTGTAATGCATCCTTATCAGGAAGTATTGATGAAATAAGAATTTTCAATACATATTTACATTCTGCATCTGCAGAGTCATTAGCAAATAATCATTGGATGAGTAGTAGTGCATACCAAACAAATGTTGCAGGTAATGTATTTTACAGATCAGGACAAATAGTAGTTTCATCACCATTACCAAAATATCATTATGCATTACAAGAAGGTTTTGATATAGAACATAAATCGTCTAGAACTATTTATGAAAATGAAATACTATGTAAAGTTCCAATGGGAGAATGTAATGTTAGTATGAATCCAACATTACGTAAACCAAAAAGTGAATTGATACAAAATCAATTTACAAGTAGTGCCTGGAAACCATATATAACAACAATTGGATTGTACGACGACAATGCACAGTTATTAGCTGTAGCAAAATTGGCTAGACCAGTACAAAAACGAGATGATGTTGATATGAATTTCCTAATTAAATGGGATTACTAGATATTTATATTAAATAGGTTAATAAAAGGAGTCACGAGAATGGCAGTAAAAGATAATATGGTTAAGAGTCCGCCAAAAGGGGCTATAAGGTTTTCTATTTCTTTATCACCAGAACAAAAGAAAGCAAAAACACAAATTCTAAAACATCCTTATAATTTTATTGTAGGTAAAGCTGGTAGTGGTAAAACACTATTAGCAGTGCAAGTAGCATTGGATCAATTTTTTAAAAAACAATATAATAAAATAATAATTACAAGACCAACCATTTCTACAGAAGATAATGGATTCTTACCTGGATCTGAAAGAGAAAAAATGGAACCATGGTTAGTACCAATTAGAAGTAATATGAGAAAGGTTTATAATAAACCACCTATATTAGAAAAAATGGAAAAGTCTGAACAAATTGAATTAGTATCATTAGCTCACTTTAGAGGTAGAACTTTTGATAATTCAATTGTAATTGTAGATGAGTTTCAAAATTTAACAAGATCACAATTGGCGATGGCAATTGGTAGATTAGGTAAAGATTCCAAAATGTTATTTTGTGGAGATTCTTACCAAATCGATCTAAAAGATAAAAATTATTCAGCTTACCACGATATGGCTAAACTAACAAATTCAGCTTATGTATTTAAATGTGTATTAGAAGATTCACATAGACATAGTGCAATAGATGATTTGTTAGAATTATTAAACGGTTATCATTAATATGGCTTGGAGAAGTAAAAGTAAATTACGTAGAAATGCAATTAAACATGGTTATAGATCTGGATTCGAACATAAAGTATCAGATCAGTTAAAAGAAAACAAAATTAAGTTTGAATATGAAACAACAGTAATACCATATATCAAACCAGAAACTAAACATACTTATACAATTGATTTTACATTACCAAATGGAATACTAGTTGAAACAAAAGGAAGGTGGGTAGCAGAAGACCGTAAAAAACACTTACTTATTAAAAAACAACATCCTGAGTTAGATATAAGGATAGTATTCATGTCTGGTAAAACAAAAATTAGAAAAGGTTCACCAACTACATATGGAATGTGGTGTGATAAGCATGGAATTCCATGGGCAGAAAAAACAATTCCAACTTCATGGTTTTCTGAAAAATAATTTGGTTATTTGAAAAGTTTTCTTTATATTAGTATACATGACGAATTTTAAATTACTAACATTAATAGAATCTGTACTCGGAAAGGGTAGATCTACTAATAAAGGCAATGTAGCTTTTCACTGTCCTTTTTGCCATCATAACAAAAAGAAGTTAGAAGTTAACATCCTTTCTCAACACTGGCATTGCTGGGTATGTAATGCGGCAGGCCGTAAAATAATTACATTATTTAAAAAGTTAAAAGTTGAACGATTTAAAATATCTAAATTATTTGAATATATTGAAGAAACAGAATATAGACCTAAAATAACTACTACAAATACAAAGGCAGTAGAATTACCACCCGAGTTCAAGCCATTATGGAAAATAAACACATTATCACCAGAATATAGAAATGCGGTTTATTATCTTAAAAAACGAGGTATTACTATTCATGATATTCTTAAATATAGAATAGGATATTGCGAAACTGGACAATATTCAGGAAAGGTTATTATTCCTAGTTATGATGCAAATGGAGTATTAAATTACTTTGTTGGAAGAGCTTACTATGAAGATGATAATTTTAAACATAAAAATCCACAGGTATCAAAAGATATTGTAGGATTTGAGTTACATATTAACTGGAATTATCCAGTATGTTTAGTTGAAGGAGCTTTTGATGCAATTGCAATAAGAAGGAATGCAATTCCATTATTTGGTAAAACAATACCAGATCAACTTAAACATCGTATTATAGAAAATAATGTAAAAATAATTTATATATGTCTTGACCAAGATGCAAGAAAACAAGCTATTGAAACGGCTGAATATTTTATGGCAAATGGAGTAGATGTATATTTTGTAGACTTAAAAGAAAAAGATCCAAGTGAAGTAGGTTTTGGAAAAATTAATAACATATTAGCTGGAACAGAAAAACTTACTTCTAGTTGGCTAATAGAGCAAAGGATAATGGGAATATGATAAATAGAATATATCACATAGCAGATGTACATATAAGAAATGTTAAACGTCATAAAGAATATAGACAAGTATTTAAACGATTATATTCTTATATAAAAAAGACAAAACAAGAAAATGATATTATTTATATTGCTGGAGATATTGTACACGCAAAAACAGATATGTCACCAGAGTTAATTGATTTAACATCTGAATTCTTTTCTAATTTAGCAGATTTATTACCTACCATAGTAATTTTAGGAAATCATGATTGTAACCTAAATAACAATTATAGACTGGATGCCTTAAGTCCTATTGTTAAAGCCATCAATCATAAGAACTTACACTATCTTAAAGACAACGATGTATATGATATCCAAGGTGTACACTTTAACGTAATGGCGGTGGATGAAAAGCCTGCAAAATATATAAAAGCATCTGATTTTGAAGGTAATTTTAAGATAGCATTACATCATGGTTCGGTACATAACGCATCAACAGATGCTGGATTTACATTAAGTAATACTCATGTTACAACAGATATGTTTATAGGACATGATTTGGTATTATTAGGTGATATCCATAAACCACAATATTTAGATGATAAGAAAACAATTGCATATGCTGGTTCTTTAATTCAACAAAATCATGGAGAATCTTTAGGTCATGGAATAATGATTTGGGATTTAAAAACTAAAAAATCTGAATTTGTTGAAATTGAAAATGATTATGGTTATTATACATACGAAATTGATAATGGCAAAATTATCAATCCAGACTCAAGAGTACCTAAAAAACCAAGATTGAGATTAAAAGTAAAAGATACAGATTCTGGAACCTTAAAACAAATAATTGCAGATATTCGATCTAAATATAAAGTCCAAGATATTTCAATTCAAAAAATAAATGCATTAAATACAACAGATTCAAAAAATAAAATTAATTTTGGAAATGTGCGAGATGTAGAATGGCAAAACAATGTTATTACAGAATATCTAACAGATGAATTTGCGCTTGATGATGAATTGCTAGATACAGTTAGACATATAAATAGAACCGTTCATTCAAAATTACCAACTAATACATTAACAAGAAATATTACTTGGCAACCTAAGAAATTTGAATTTTCAAACATGTTTAGTTATGGTGAAGATAATGAAATTGATTTTTCAAATATGAATGGAACATATGGATTATTTGCACCAAATGCATCTGGTAAATCAACATTATTAGATGCATTAGCATTTACTTGTTTTGATAGATGTAGTCGTACAAAAAAAGCTGCTCATGTATTAAATAATAAAAAATCTAGATTCCATTGTAAGTTTGAATTTGAATTAGGAAAATATATATACTTTATTGAAAGGACAGGAAAAAAGAATAATCGTGGTCATGTAAAAGTAGATGTAAATTTTTGGAGAGTTGATAAAGACGGAAATGAAGAATCATTAAATGGAGACCAAAGAGATTCTACAAATAAAAGTATAAGACAATATCTTGGATCATATGAAGACTTTGTATTAACAGCATTATCATTACAAAATAATAATACAGGCTTTATTGATAAAACTCAAAGAGAACGAAAAGATTTATTATCACAGTTTTTAGATATTGATATTTTTGAACAACAATATTTGGTAGGCCATGAAGATATTAGAGAAACAGCTGCATTAATAAGAGAATACAAAAGAAAAGATTTTTCAACTGATTTATCAACTGCTAGGGAAATTATATCTCAATATACCGGATCATATGAACAAATGAAAGTTGACAAGACAGAACATGAAGAAATGAAAACAAATCTCAATGATATCATTTTTTCGTTAACAAAAGAATTAAAAAAAGTTGATGATACATTAGATTCACCAGATGATATTAAATATGAAATTACTCAATTATCTGATAGAATTGGAAATTTAAAATTAGACCGAGAACATCAAAAAGATTTAATTAAGTCTCAACAAAAATTAATAAAAGAAATAACCCAAAAAATAAATAAGATTGATGAACAATCTTTAAAAGATGCATTAGTAGAATTAAAAGATTATAATGATACTGTTATTAAATTAAATAACGATCTTAAATTAAAACAATTAAAAATACAACATGCTCAAAAAATGGTTTCAAAATTAGATAAACATGAATGGGATGAAGATTGTAGTTATTGTATGGCTAATCCATGGTTAAAAGAAACTCAACAAGTTGCAGA